ATTGGAGACTTCTAATTAACTAGAAAATATCTATATTGAAAGGATTAATTATCTAAATGAGCTTTTATACAATTACAGAAAATATACTTCCAGTTATCTTCGTGATCTCGGTAATACTGTCTATTATTTTCATAGTATTAACTAGGCTAAGAGGTCATAAGATTTGCAATATTCCATATAAGATTACTGCATTGACTTTTGTATCATTCTTATTACTAACTCTTATGTATTTATTAGTGATGGGATTTTTATATACGGTATCTTATTTATTCTTATTCTAAAGAAGGTGAAATATTGTCTTCTAATAGTCAAGTAATAAATCATAGCTTTGTAACATTGTTAGATGGTAATATAACTTTAAGTATTGATTTATTAATGATAGGATTAGTCTTTATATCAGTATCATTGCTTATAAAACTCTGTTTATTTCTATCAAAACATGTTTACAAAAGTGAAGAAAGTGATAAATTTCTTAAAACTGCAATCATAGCATTGTGGTTATCAACATTATGGGGTCTTGGGTTATTAATAAAAATGATCTATGATCTATTCGTATAGGAGAACAATTATGAGATTATTACGTCTTAGGTTGGAAAACTATATAGGAATATATAATGGTATGGGTCTATCTAGTATTGAAATAGACTTTTCAAAATGTATTCATAAAGTACTAATCATCAAAGGTGATAATGGTACTGGTAAGTCTACAATATTTAAAGCCTTAACACCGCTAGCCGATTCTTCCATCGATTATATTCCTGATAAAACAGCTATCAAAGAAATAGCTTATGAAACTGATTTTCAAACTATATTGAATATCAAATATGAGTCTATTGTAAAAGATGGTATACGCCGTCCAACTAAATGCTATCTTAACAGACTCAATCCAGATGGAAGTATAGAAAACTTAAATCCATCTAATAATATTACTACTGCTAAAGAAGTAATCTATGATATACTTGGGATAGATGATAATTTCATTACATTATCTCAACTATCAGCAAATAAAAAGGGATTAGGTGGATTAAAACCATCTGAGAGAAAGAGATATGTAAATTCCATTATCTCATCTCTAGCAGCTTTTAATAGTATTCATAAATTGATTACTACTAAATCTACAGTATTGAAATCTATTATAGATTCATATGTAACTAAATTATCCCAAATAGGTAATATAGCTATTGTGGAAGATGCTATCAAGAAAGATACTGTAGCATTACAAGAATTGGATAATAAGAAGAATGGTTTGATTAGTGAAATAGCAACTATCAAAGCAGAGTTATCTAGATTAGATAGCAGTGGTAACTTCTTAGATGATTACAAGAATCTTTCTATGAGAAAGATTATACTTGAAAAAGAAATAAGAGATCTTCCAGATATTGAGGAGTATTCCGAAGAGAAACTTATCCAATATGAAAAAGATATGGCTAAGTATGAAGCTAATGAAGAGATGCTATCTTCTAGAGCAAAAGAGTTATTAGATGAGGAATCTAAAATTAATAATAACATTACTGAGCTAACGATCAAATTAGATTCTCTTTATAATAAAGAGTATATGGATGATCTTAATTCTAAGATAGAATCTACTAAGAAAGAATTAGAATCCTATAAGCCATATTTTCATTTATTCAAAACCTACAAGGATATCTCTGAGCAAGATTACGAAACAGTAAAACTTGTTATAGAAAAATTCAATTCTACAGTAGAGAATATTTTCCAAACTTATTCAGAAACAGTAAGAAAAGAATCTATGAATTCCTTAAGAACTTGTAAGAATGAAGTTATTTTAGATCATACTGAAATATTATCAGGATTGGAAAAGCAATTAGAGGATCTTAGAACAGAAAAACACAATGTAGAATTCTTAAACAATAGATCAAAGGATTATAATAAGATACCTGACGATTGTAATCACAAATCTGATTGCCCTTTTATTAAAGACGTAGTAGAAGCTAAAAATGCTTTACGAAGCAGGCAGTCTCTATATTCATTATCTACCAAAATAAATTCTACACTAGATGCTATTGAATCTGCAAAGAATCTAGCAGAAGATAATATGATAAAGACTCAGTGCCTTTATGAAATGAAATCTATATTAGAATATATTCAGTCAATGTCCAAGATTATCAGGAAATTCCCTGGAACAGAATCTTTGGATTCTATCAATACTTTATATCATAATATAGAGCATGGAATAAGATTGAATTTTGAATCTGTAGATAAATATCAAGAGTTTAAAAATATCTCTACAATTGTATCAGCATTAGAAGAAGATCTTCATTCTTATGAAAGTGCTAAAGAAAAATTAATTTCTGCAAATGCTGAAATAAGAATTTTGCAAGAAAAAATAGATACTGATTTAAAGAATTTATCTACTATCCGTGATTCTAAATTAAGCATATTCGCTGAAATTGAGAAGATTAGAAGTAGCAAAATGGAAATAGAAATGATACTAGACAGTATCAGGTATGCTAAGATAAATAAAGCGAAATTTGAGGAAGTTTCTGTAGAATTAAATGAGATTACAAATAAAATAGAATCTATGGAAAAGAATACTGTTCTTATTAAAGATCTTACTGATAAGCTCAATAGAAGAGCATCTGAATTATCTGCATTACAAAATACAGATCTTCCAGCTATTAGTAAAGCTATTGAAGAAAATAAATATCGTATGGTATTATTTGAACAATACACAAGAGATTCTCAAGAGTATGCTGCTAAATATAATGAAGTTCAAATGATTAAGAAGTATACTTCTATCCATGGCATTCAAACAGTGTATATGTCTGTGTTTATGAATAGTATACTAAATACTACCAATACACTTCTTAGATTATTATTTGGTGGTAGGTTCGCTTTACAGCCATTCATTATTAATGAAAATGAATTTAATATTCCTTGTGCTGATAGCGAAGGCAGAGTAAGGGAAGATATATCTCTAATGAGTGATAGTCAGTTATCTATGATTTCTATGTTGATTTCATTTGTCTTATTACGAAATTCATCTAATAGATATAATATTATCAAACTAGATGAAGTAGATGATAATCTAGATAGTATGAATCGTATCCAATTCTCTATTCTTATTGAACAGATAATGAATGATCTTGGATTCGATCAATGCTTGATTATTTCTCATAATAATGAATTGGATTTATCTAATACTGATATCGTAATTCTTAAGATGGAATCTCAAGAGATGATAGACTCTTTATATAATTCTGGTGGGAATATAGTATTTTCTTACAACGAATACAAGAGATAGAGGAAATCCTCTATCTCTCTTTCTTTTAGGGGGTAAAAAATGAACGAAATGGAATCTAAATTTATTAGAATGCAAACTAATATATCTCATATTACAGATGGTTTGATAAATTTAGAGCGTAAAGTTAGCATTCATGATAATATGATAGAAAAGAATAGAAATGATTTGGCTAAATTTGTGTCTTTAACTATGTGTGCAGGAAAAGCAACAACAACATCTATAGATAAGATAAATGATGAAATAATGAAACTTAATAAAGAATATACCACCATAAAAGCTATTGGAATCTTCGTAGCAGTAATATTAATTGCTATATTAATCATGCTTGGATTGGCATTATTCTTAAAATTTTAAAGGAGGTATAATATGACTTTATTTAAACAAGGAGATGAAGTTCTAACAAATGACGACTTGTTAGATTTCAGCAATTCAACTCCAATAAATTCTTTTTATAAAGATATAGATCCTGGACAGGGAGGAGTAGAGATTAAATATTTAGACGTTATCTATGCTGTAGATCTAAAGACTATTCAAGCTCTTTCTGATAATTATAGTAATGATTTAGAAGCTATTGATAGCGACGTACATCCAGATTTTGTTCAGTTCATGAATAAAGCTGATATGGATATAGAAAGATTCTTTGATACTGCTTTTAGGATACTAAATAATTTCGTAGAACACATATGGGTTCGTATCATTCCAAGAATATATTTTATATCATATTCTAAAGAATATTTGGATAGCAAAGATCCTGTTGGTATTTTGATGAATCCAGTGCCATCAATAAAAATAATAAGAACCGATCCTGTTTCTAATCATGATTTAGATAATATCTATAAGATATCTACTTATAAAGTAAAAAATTCTGAATATATTAATTATCTAAAAACTTTAGAAGTATCTACAGATCCTAATAATATGAAAATATATACACTAAAAATGGGAGAAGTTACAAGAGATATTAAAATAGATTCTGATGAGAACAAACTTATCATTATGATAGATAAGTGCAAATGTTTATTTAATGGGTATAAAGATAATAATGATGAAATGGTTGATATGTTTGATAGAGTTAAATCTAATATCAAAGGTAATCTATTACTCTCTTATTTTAAAACATTATTAGCTTCTAAACAAGTTTACATTTTTAGCAGGTATGAAATATTCTCCCATCAAGATTCTTACAGTAGAGAGATCGTATCTCTTTATAGTGCCGCCAATGTATCTGATATAAAAGATTTATATTTATTAGGTCATGGAAGTGAATATAAATACTATAAAAATGATGAATATGTAGAAGTAAATGATATTAGAGATATGGTTAATAATTCTAATACTATTGAAGACAGATTGCCAATAGTCATAAATAAAAATGGTACAAATATCCAGCTTCTTTCTATTCTTATTCTTTTAGTAGCAATAGCTCTTATAGTGTATACTGCACTTTTATATGTTTAATAGGAGGAATGTATAATGAATACTGGAAATTGGCTTAATAATAACAATAGTGCAGATAGTCTCATTAGTAAAGATTTTGAAGGATATAACCCTCCTTATAAATTTAAACCACCAGCTGATACTGATCGAAATTGGAGTATGGAACCAAATATTCTTAAACCATATTCTACTATAAAGCATACAGGCGGTTTGATATTATCTGGGATTATAATGTTTATATTCTTTGAAATCTATCAATTCATATCCTATATATTTGATCTTTTTAAAGATTTTATTATGAGATAATAATAGAGGAATACCATTATGGTATTCCTCTTATTTTTTTATTTAGGTTTAGTATAGGAAGAAGGATTAATCTTCTTAAAGCCATGGATGTCTGTAGCATCATAATTGCCAGAACTTCTGCTAGTAATAACTTTAGCAGATCTAATATTATGATTATCAAATATAAAGAATATGATAGCAAATTTATCACCATAGTGTAAAATCTTATAAGCAGTAGCTGTAGTAAGATTAACTTCATTTGCTTTATGTTTCAAATGCATTGCAGATTGATCTTCTTTTTTTGCATTAGATCCATAAAAGTCATTAAATATATCATTTGATTTATATCCCTTGCTTTTGCTAAACATAGCAACATTTGGGATAGCTTTTATCATTTGGCGTAATTTAGATTCTACAGAAGAGCTGATCTTGTAATATTTATTAAAATATTCCTGATCATACTTATCTCTCAAACCTCCTGGGATTAGATTAGGATCCATTGTTCCTATCCATTTCTTTGTTCCAAGAGTATGATCGCCCATAAATAGATTTCCTAGTGCATTGTGAGCAACTGTTTCTAAACCTTCATTTAATTTAAATAATGGCATTATATCAATCCTATTCTATTCAGATTTATATTTAGCTTTAAGGCGCTCCATTTCATCTTTATGATCATTTATGGATTCCTTGTACGACTTTGCAAATTTTCTACCCTCTTCTATATCGTATTTTGCAGTCTTTATTTTTGATAATCTACTCAACCTATCAAATTTTTTTCTAGAATCTGATCGTTTATCAAATTTATCAGTAACGTATCTTGTAAATTTGATTAGTTTATCATTTATAAACTTGACAATTCGTGTTAGAATGGATAAAATTTTTTTGATAATGGTCTTAGATTTGTTAGAATTTGTAAGCTTATATTTGATTTCGAATTGACGAATCTTAGCTTTAAATCCAACAAGTTTTCTCTCAAGCCATGATCTTGGCTTAGATTCAATAGCGACCTTTAATGCTTCTTCAGATTTTTTTATTTGAAGTTCCGTATCGCTTAATTTCTTTTCTAAATCATCAATTCTTAATTTATGATAATTTATTAAACTATCTCCAGATGCTTCATCAAGAAGAAGATCAATAGACTCAAGTAAAGAATTAGAAGATTCAGTTAGTTTATAAAGAGACATATTTACACCTTATTTAGTTCTTTTAAATCTTTTTTATATGAATCCCTATATTCTTTATATCTTTTTATTCTGAATCTATGCAATCGTATCATATTTGTTCTATGAGCTCTTTCAGATGCTTTATCACCTTCATCACTCTTGCCAAATTTATCAGTTACATACCTTGTGAATTTAAGCAATTTATCACTGATAAATTTAACAATTCTAGTCAAAATTGATACAATTTTTTGAAGAATAGATTTAGATTTATTTGATTTAGTAAGTTTATGCTTAAGTTCGAATTTACGAAGCTTTACCTTGAATTCAACTAATTTTCTTTCCAACCAGGATCTTGGTTTAGAATTTATAGTATTTCTCAATTCTGTTTCGTAATGCTTTATTCTATCTTCAACTTCTAACAAACCTCTTTCTGTTTCTTCTTTTAATTGATCTTCGATATCATCAGTATTTTCAAGAATAAAATCCATAGATTTGAATAGAGAATCAGAAGATTCATTTAGTTTGTAAAGAGACATTTATTCGTTACACCTTATTTTTTTAATATACCACCTATAATTCGGTTTGATTCTTTATCCATTTTGGCTTTTAATTTATCCATTATTTTTTGACGCTCTTCTTTTGAGATATTTGTATCAAAGAGCTTAGAAGTTTCATCATCGCTTTTCTTATTATCAGCTAAACGGTTTTTATTGATCTCCAATGATTTCTTAGTACTATCTATATCTAGCCTATGCATTCTATTTTCTTCTTTTTTGTCTAATATTTTATTATGATGATCTTTTAGTTTTTCTTGTCTATTAAAAAATTTATTACCAACATATTTAGTCAATTTTAATAATTTATCATTAATAAATTTAACTATCCTTGTTAGAATTGACAGGATCTTACCTATAATGCCTTTAGTTTTTCCATCTTTAGCATATACATATTTAGCTTCAAATCTTTTAATAGCCTTATGAAAAGATATTAATTTTCTTTCAAGCCAAGATCTAGGTTTGCTTTCAATTAATTTTTTAAGCTCTTTTTCATTATCTTCGAGAGACTTAGTATATGCAACTAATTTTTGCTCATCATATTCTACCTGACGTTCTAATTCCGCAGTTGTCTCTTCAGATAAGAAAAATTCAACCAAAGTTTCGGTATCTAAATTATTAGATTCCTGTAGTCTATATAAACCCATTTATCTAACCACCTTTTAAATTATTTAGTATATTCAGAAGCTTTGATTTTATGGAAGTCGGTGATAGTAGCTACATTGTAGGAAGTGCTTCTTACATCTTTAGCTGTAACAACTTTAGCTTCTTTAATGCGATTACTATCAAAAATAAAAAATACAATAGCAAATTTATCACCGAAATGAAGAATATGATATGCAGTAGCTGTACCCAAACTAACTTCATTTGCTTTTCTTTTAGTGTTCATAGCAGTTCTATCTTCTACACTAGTTTCATCGCCACTGAAATCTCTAGAACCATGTAAAGCACCAGTAAGACCTTTTTTCTTGTAAGAGTTTTTGCTACTGAAAATTGCTACGTCATCAATATTTTTAATCATTTTTTTAAGTTGAGATTCAACTTTAGAATCGATTTTGTAATATTGACGGAAATAAGCTTGGTCTAATTTATCACGAACGCCAAATACGGATAATGCGCCTTGTAAAAGGAAAGCTAATGGGTTTATAGCATTTAAAATGAAATTCCAACGTTTATAATCTAAAGAATGCATACCACCACCGAAGGTATTTGATAAAAGGTTATGTCCTACAGTTTCGATACTTTCTTGTAATTTTTCTTCACTTAATTTAAATAATGGCATTTTAATTCCATCCTTTCTAATTTATATTCAATTATTAGAGAATTTTTGTCTTCCCCATCTTGTTAGTTGGAGAAGTTTCTCATTAATATATTTAACTATTCTTGTTAAGATAGATAAAATTTTCTTGATAAGAGTTTTAGATTTATTATCATCTGTTAATTTATATTTAACTTCAAATCTTTCTATAGCAGCTTTAAAAGATTCTAATTTCTTTTCAAGCCAAGATTTCGAATGATTGTCAATCTCTTCTCTTATCTTTTTAGAATTATCTTCTAATTTCTTAATAGTATTATTTAATTTTTCTCCAGCTTTTTTTGCACTTGCATATAGTTCATCTATATCTTTATGCTTACCAAGAGCTTGATTCTTTTTGGCTCTTTTGTATAAATCATCAAAAGTTTTTGGAGGTTGGTCATCATTATTCTCAAATAATAGATAAGATTCACAGACCATATCCAAGTCGTTCCAAACAGAAGACTCATTTATTCTATATAAAGCCAATTTTTATACCAACTTTCAACTATTTTTAAAATAGATAGTGGTTGATTTATCAACCACTATCTCTATATATGATATTGTTATTTACGTCTATTTTTACTAGCTTCGTATTTTTTCATACCAATTTCATTGGTTCTCATTCTTTGATCATGATCGTAAGTCAATCTATCTAGATCTCTATTAGCGATATTTTCTCTACCTTTTCTTCTAGCCAATAATTTATTATTAGCACGATCGATAGCAGATTCTTTTTCATCAGCAGCTTCTCTATCCTTAGAGTCTTTAAGTAGCTTAGCATTTCTGAATTTATCTCTATAATCTTCAGCTTTCTTAGCACCGCCAAATTTATTACTAATAAATCTAGCACCTTTTAATACTTTATCAGTAATCCAAGAAATGATACGAGTTAAAGTAGAAATGATTTTTTGCAAGATAGTTTTAGATTTACCATCTTTAGCTGTACCATATTTATTTTTAAAGCGACGCAAAGCTGCTTTGAATTGAACTAATTTTCTTTCAACCCAAGATCTAGGTTTGCTTTCAATTACTTTTTTCAATTGAGCTTCATTTTGTTGAAGTTTTGCATTGTAGTCTTCATCAGCTTTATTGATAGAATGGTTTCTATCACTTAAGTCTTGAATTAGACCACGACGTCTTTTAGAATCAATGCTTTTGAAACCTTGTTCATAATCAGCTTCTGCTTTAGCTGGTTCTTGTTTCAAATCATTAACTTTAAATCTAGCAGCTCTTTTAGCATCTCTAACAGCTTTGCTGCTTTGTTTCAATGCAGCTTCTGTAAGAACACATTCTACATCTTGTTCCAAAGATTCTAAGAACGCAGTAACTTCATCGTATTCATAATTTTCATTCATAATAAATAATGCCATTTATTTATTCTCCTTTATTTGTTCTTAATTAATCTGCCAATACTATTAATCTTTTCAGCAAATTTCTCTTCAGCTCTTCTAGCGTTATCTTCGAGAGATTGCATAATAGAATCATTATCTTTTACGACACTCATAAATAATTCTCTAATATCATTCTTAGGTTGAATTATAGATAACCATTTGTTGAATGCCATAATATAATATCTATAATGAGAAGATTTTAGATTTATTTCTTTACTAAGCAATACATCTAATTTTTTATTTTCTTTTTCAATATTAGCTAAATCTTTTCTAATTAGCGCTTTGGTCCGTTCAGAAACTCCAGGACGATTCAATTCAGTTTCTAAAACGTCGATTTGGGTTTGTAATCTAGAAGCCAGAGATGGATGAGGGTCAGCACCCATAATATTTGAAAATACGGAATTTATCATAGATTTTACAGCAAACAATTGTCCAACAATAGGAATATTATCCACTGTGCCATAGATACCAACACCATGAATTTCCGATTCAAATATTCTCATACCAGTAGTGAATTCTACACCATAACCATTCATAGCTACAAATTTATCAGCAAATGATTCATCCATAAATCCAGGGAAAGACATTACTTTTGACATAACAATTTGTTTTTTATTATTACGCATAGTGGCAACAGAATATCTAAGATTACTTTTGATTATAGAGAAAACTTGCTTTCTAAATATATTTAAAAACATATATTTCAATTTATCAAGTTCATCTTTAATAAAGTTAAAATCATCTACAACTTTAGAAACAGAATACCCGAAATCGAATATTTGTTTTAGATCATTTGTATCTTCATCTCTTCTTAAAGTATTGAATTTGTTTTTTGTAGTATCATTTAAGAACAACATAGAAGTCATTAAAAGCTTTTGAGATAGAGGAAGATCAGTATGTAACAAAGTTCTATCTAGTTTTGTAAATAGAGATAAAAGCCCAATTGTACCAGCCAATAAAGTTTGACCTGCTTTAAATTTAGCGATAAAGTCTATAGCTGTTTGTGTAAAGTTATGACCAATTTCATGAATTATTACTGCCATAACCTGACCAGATGATAATTTACCATTAAATAGCAATCCATCAGTAATAAATGAGATAGCGTCGATATTTGCACTTTCTCTATATCTTAAACCATTTTTATCTAAGACATCATCGAAACTACCAAAGTGTGTAATATCTAATGATACTGGAAGTGTAAATGCATTTGGTAAGCTATTTCTTACTATATTAACAGTAAAAGTTCTAAATCCAAATTGTTTTTCTAAGCAGTGTTCAAATTGTACCCATTTTGGATCATTTTGAATATTACCACCAATAGATTTAAATCTAGAAGCAGTTGTTCTTACAACACCAGTTAATCCACTAGAGTCTTTTGTAAGATACGGAGTTCTTAGTTGATCTAAAAGAGCCTCCGCTTTTTTGAGTTCTTTTGATTTTGGAACATATGCTTCACTAAGTATACCTCCTCGATCAAAATCTCTTATAGAATATAATCCCATTTAGTATTTCATCCTTTGCAAAGTTAATAAATTATACTAAAAAATATGACTTACATAAGTGTTCTACTTAGATCTTTTCCTTTTGGTTATAGACCCTATAGATCCTAGACATTGTGGTAATATCAGGAGGTGATATTGTAAAATGCGAGGATATAATGAACTCGAATTACCTAATGCTAAAAAGACGATTACTCTAGAACATCTTCCGTCTTTTGATATAGCTGATTATGATTTTACTAATGAAAAAGATCTAATGAAGTACTTCAAAAACATTGAGCGTATTTGCAGATCTTCTAGATCTTATAAGAAATATATTGAGTATTTAAGAAACTGTATTGATATGACTAGTTGTTCTTTTTATAAGAACGTAAACAATATCGATACTTATTCTATTAAGATTCATATACATCATTCCCCATTAACATTGTTTGATTTAGTAACTACTATCTACTCTAAGAGAGTTGCTTGTCAAGAGAATATTTCTGAGAATGCTGTAGCTAAAGAAGTCATGTTTAATCATTATAGATTAAACGTTGGATTAATACCATTATCAGAAACTGTTCATGAGCTTGTTCATAACGGTTACTTATTCATACCAACAAATTATGTTTACGGTGATTATAAAACCTTTGTACAAATTTATGGAAAATATATGGACCCACAATTGAAAGCTACTTTAGAATATTCTGAAGCTATTTCTAGAACTTATGATTACAATAAAGAAACTCAAGTACTAGACGTTCATATGGTTCATATAGATCCAACAGGTTCTTATGATTTCCCAAGTACTGAAGAAGTTATCAATAAACTTCAAACTAGAATTGATGAGATTGATAATGGTGCTACAGAAAATCAATATATGAAAAAAGATTAGGAGGATTATACGATGAGCTTATTATCTACAAGAGAAGCAACAGCAAGTACTATGGTTGAAAAGTTTAATGAAGAATTAGACTTTATGATCAAAAATGATTTATTAGAACAAGGACTTGCAAGTTTGGTTCTCTTTGGTGAAGAATATACTTTAGAAGAAGAATTTGAAGTTACTAAAGAACTTAAAGCTATTGATGAAGATAAAGTATCTTGGATTACTGAAGAAACTTTGTCTGAAGCAGTGAATGCCGAAATTCCAAACTTCAAAGACGTATCTAGTGTAGAAGCAGCTACTGCTAAAATTAAAGCACTTACTAACCAATTGAATCAAAAGCTTAGAGAGCAACAGAGTGCTATTGCTTCTAAAAAGGGTTGGTATGCTACTATCATTCTTAATTTAAAAAGAGCTATTACTTGGTTAAAAGATAAAATTGCAAGTGGATTCTTTAAAGCCAAGAATGCTGTTACTGGTGCTTTTAGTAGAGATAAAAAATTAGTTAATGCTAAAAATGATTGGAAACGTGCTAATAATCAATATAATAGCGTTATTCAACGATTGTAGTTCTTTAAGATATAAATACCCCTTAAGGACTATTTATTAATGATTATTCTAATATATTATAGTGGTCATTAAAGGAGAACTATATATGCTTCTAAAAGAATCAGATCTTCGTGGATCTACTGAATTCGACTTTATTGAATCTCTTGATTCTTTAAACGAATCCGAAATGGCTTATACGGCACAAATGGTTCCTGTTAGACATATTGACCGTTTAAATCGTAATCTAATCCAATTAGAAGAATTCGTGAAATACGGTTCTTCCAATGGTATTACGAATGGTCACAAAGCTATCGGAGCCGTGTGTGAAGCTAGCATGATTGACAATGATTCCACAATTGGATTTGTTGTTAATGAAGCTTCTCTTTATGAAGATGATGAATTAGTAGAGATTTCTCAATCTCTTAAAGAATCTGGATATGATTTATTTATCTCTCCAGTATCTGAAAAATCTATTTATTATCAACAATTGATGGAAGCTTTTGAAAATGACTTCGAAGCAGAAAGCTTCGAAGAATCTTATCATCTTCAAGCATATTGTGAAGGTACTGTTAAAGAAAACTTGAACAGTGTAAAACATGCAGTATGTGGAGTTGGTAATAGAGCTAGTAAGAATATTATTCGAATCAAGAATCATGTTCAAAATGCAGTAGGCACTGTACAATCTGCTGTATCTGGTACTAGTGATAATGTAAAAACTTTAGCTAACAAATATTCTGCAGCAAAACTTGCTGTTAAGAATTTTGCAGACAAAGCAGCAAAGGCTCCGGAGTCCTTCAAACAATCTGCTAATAATGCTTTGCAAAAGGCTAAAGATACTGCTATGAATTTAAAAAATAAATTAATGGCAGCAAAACAAGGATCCTAATTTTATAATATGGAAGGAGAACATGGCCATGTTTAATTCTGCTATTCAGACTTTATCTGAAATGGCTATTGCTGACAATGGTACCAAAATTCCTCAAACTACAAAAGTATCTGTAGTTGAAGAAGTTAAATCCTTTTTAGATGGATTAGATACTATTCCTGTAAGTGAATGCAAATTCTCTGCAGAAATGGTTCCAGTTCGTGAATCTAAAAGATTTGGTAAATACTTAATTGAAATGGAAGACCTTTCTCGTTTTATGCTTACCAATAATATTTCTTCTGTAACAGAAGCTATTGGTTCTATCTTAGAATGTAATGGTCTTAAAGGTCAATACCATAATACTGCTTTAATCATTGATGAAGCTTCTATTCTTGATGAAATGAGCACTCTTGGTATTGGTACAGATGAAAACTTATCCAAGTGGCATGATTCTGGTTTGGGTAAAGGCTTATGGGGCGATCAAGCTAATGTAATGACTTATCGCAAATTTGCTAATACTAAACAAATGATGGATACATTCACTGGCAAATATGGTATTCAACTTATTAAGAAAAACTATAATGTTGGTTTGGCCGAAGCTGCTGAACAAGAAGACGTTCAACTTAAAGTAGAACCTACAGATCAAGTTATTCATGAAAAACCAGTTGAAGCTAAGAAAGCTGCTAAAGCATCTAAAAAATTCATTGCTGATGATATCGAATCTGAAGACATTGGTGATGACTTAGATGATATGATGGGCTTAGGCGATATTGAAAGTGAAGATGATGATAAAGACTTAGAAGAAATTGAAGAAATTCAAGAATCTTTAGATCCTCATCAACAACATCTTCAATATCTAAGAGACGTTGCAGCTGGTAAATATGATAAAGATTTAATGTAATCCAATTAATGGAGGTATAATAAAATGGCATTATTCCGTTTTAATGAAGAAGCTTGCGAAGATCAAGCATGTGGTACTATTGGTCTAGATAATGACTCTAAAAAAGGTCTATATTTGGCTGATGAATATGATGATGACGAAGAAAAATTATTCGTTGGCGCTGGTGAAGAAAAAGAAACTAGCAAAATCAATATCCCTGCGGCATTAGCTGCTAAAACTGCTGGTGGTGTAGCTTTTGACCAAACAGAAGTTAATGGCATAAATGGCGTTCATGAAGCATATACAAAACGAGAAATGCTTCAAGCTGGCAAATCTGTATTGAGACATCATTCCAAAACAATGAGCAGAGATGAAGGTCGTAAATTTAGACGTGACGTTTTCAAACAAATGAGTGATAAAGCTAATCATCAACGTTCTGATCAAGAATTAGAAAGAGCAAATAGAATTGCTGATAGCAAAGCTGCTCGTAACCGTGCTAAATACTTCGCTAAAAACTAATAATAAATAATTATCAATGCCTAGAGATTTACTCTCTAGGCTTGATCTTTTTAATCGGAGGATAACTTATGATTTTTAATAATATTGATAAAGGTATTTTAGATGAAGCATCTGCTATTGTTGGTTCTTCTAAAACTCTTTTTCATGAAAACACAGAGTATTTTCCAGAATTAGTTATTATTAGAGAAAGCAAAGAGTATAATACTAATATCATTAGAATTGAAGATCTGGTAGAATATGCAACTTCTAATGGTATTACTAATGGTACTCAAGCTATCATCAATGTTTGTGAAGCTAGCAATGTTCATACTTCTACCATTTCTTTATCCTTAGACGAGGTTAATGCTTATGCAGATCAAGAAATGCTTGATACTGCTAGACAATTTGCAGAAGCAGGATTTCAAGTTTTCTTAAATCCTATTTCTAAGAATGATCCTGTATATCAAATAGCTGAAGCAACTTTTGATAAACTATATGATTTGATGCAACGTGGAGAAGAAGTAGATTCTAATGATCTATTAAATGCTTATTTGAATGATGATTTCAAATCTTTAAAAGAAGCTGTAGATATTAATCCTCAAAATAAGATTCTTCAAAAACTTAAGAGAGTACCACAAGATGTATCTGAAAATATTAATGATAAAGAATATCTTGCAAAGAAAATGTCTTCTATGAGAAATATGTATTATTCTCTAAGAAACAAAGCTCAAGGTACAACTCCTACAAATATGAACGTTGCTACAGTGAAAGCTCTTATGAATAAAACTCAACAAGCTATTGGTTTTATTAAAGCAAAATTAAAGTAATAAATAACTAATTTTGAAATTTATAATAATTACATTATAATAAATCTTTGGAGATATAGATTTTTCATCGGATTTGATATCTCTAAAAGCAATGAAAATAATTTATAAATTATTACTTAAAATCATTATGATCATAATGGAGGTATTTACCTATGTTAATCACTGAATCTCAGTTGAACCGTTCCACAACTGGCTTCGAAAACATTCTTGACGAAGCAGTATACTTGAACGAAACTGAATCTGCTCTCAGCCCTGTTGCTGTTCCTGTAGTTGAAAACTCCCGTATTGGTGCTGCAGTTGTTAACTTTGCTGACGTTGAACGTTTGGCAGAAGAAAACTGCATGGACTACTTCGAAGCTGTTGATGCTATCGCTGAAGCTAATGAAATTGATGTTGATTCCATCGCTGTTGCTGTTGATGAAGCTCGTATCATCATGGACCCAGAAATCGTTAACGAATGCCACAACGTAGTTGTTCGCCCTATTAGCGAAAATTCCGATGCATTTATCTATGTTGACATGATGCTTGAAGCATTTGAAAACACTGGTGACGTTACTTTCATGAACATGCTTGTTGAAGAAAATGAAGGTGGCGACTCCCAAACTCAAGCAGAAAAAACTGCTGATGCTACAAAAGGCTCTGACAACGGCGATGCAGAAGTTGGTACTATCCGTAAATGGTTAGACAAAATTAAAGAAAACTGCTATAACCGTCCAAAAGAATGGATTGCTAACAAAATTGCAGCTCTTAACCTTAAAGCTGAAGCTTACAAAAAGAAAACAGCTGACATGGGTGACAAAGCTCCTTGGTACCGCAAAATCGTTGATATGATTATGAAAGCTATCGCATGGTTGACTGCTAAAATGTCTAGCCCAGAACGCCGTACTGAAGTAGCTAAAAAATTAGCTGATGAAAAAGCTAAAAAAGACGCTGAAGCAAAATAATCTATAAGAATTATAAAAGATATAATTATTTTTAGATAATACAATTGACCTAGGGGCTTAATTGCTCCTAGGTCTTTTTTGTGTTTCAAATACCTATGACACTTTAGTAATTTAATCAAGATAAAAAGTAATGAGGTATTTATATGGGATATTTTAAATCTTATTCTTTGAATCTAACCGAAGATTCAAAACCATCATCTACTCTAGATGCATATATAAAAATAATTACAAGTTTCGCCTTATCTACATTAATAGGGCAAGCTATAAAAATCTTTGTAGAAGATAAAGTAACAGAAGATTTCGTTATCAAACTAGAAGCTTATAAATCTAATAAGAAATTCTATAATTATCTATCTACAGAAGTATCTAAGGTTTATAAAAAGAATCCAGCTTATAAAAGAATGACTTATGAAGATTATCTTCAAACTCCTTTATCTAAAAAAATGAAAGCATTCTACAATAAGAAAGATCTTAAAACAGTAGCTAAGAAAGTAAAAGATGCTTTAGCTGCTGGTACTATAAATGCATTAGTTGGAGCTATGTTTAAATTTCCTGGTGGGAAATCTATGATCATTCCAATCTTCTATGTATTAAATAAGAACCATATTGGGCTTGGAAGAAGTTTTATGTATATGGCTCTAGAGATAGAAGGCGCTTTAGTATTACTAGGTCTTAATTTTGGTAAGACTGGTAATCTATTTATAAATGAAGTAGAATTATATAGCTTCGATGAGAATAATGATATTGTTCGCGTACCAATTACAAGACCTCCAGTAAGATTGTATCAACTTACAAAAGAAGATATGAAAAAGATTACTAAGAAAATGGAAGAGTATAAGAACAAAAATACTAATCAAAATCCAGACCAATTGCTTGTGGATTATATTAAAGAATTGAGAGATGAATTATGTTAAAAGATGACTTTTTTAATGCAATCTCTGAATCATGTGAATATGATGCTATCTTAGATATGGTTCAAGAGAATAGAGATATGCTTCTTTGGATGTATGAAAATGGATACATCTCTCAAGAATATTTTGAAGAAGCAGAAAACTCTGGAAATGATCAATGGAGATTAGATAATATAACCGCTATCAAAGCTAATCTTAAAAAGTTTAAAGATTATGCAAATAATCAAGGTAAACAAAATAATGAATGGCTTATTCAAAATAGAGATTATATAATCGATCAACAAAAATATCCAGTTAAAAGCGGAGCAAATATACAAAATGCTCCTACATATACAACTGCTTTTGCTAGAATTAAGAAACCATTAAGTTCGAATATAAGTGGTATAGATATAAAAAGAGTTACTATCTTAGATACAAAAGCAAATAACTTACAAGGCGATGCTAAGAAGCAAGCTGATTATAAAAATAATTTATGGTTTAAAAAGATGCTTGTAACAGATTATAATGGACAAGGACCTTTTGATAAATTTGCTAGAGATTATTACTATGGAATTGATAAAAAGGTAAACTTACAATCTCAAGATATTCAGCAGCTACTTCCTAAAGCATATAACTTCTGTACTACTTATAATGCATTGATCAAATCTTTAGAAACAGATGTAAATGGGATTATAAATTATATCAATAAAAATCCTATTACTGGTAATCAAGAACCTACATTGAGCCAAGCCCAATTAGCTGCTAATAAGAATGCTTCTGATGTAAACAAATCAAATACTCAAGGCATGGCTACCAAACCAGTAAATGCTGATACAGATTATTCTTTATTTAGATCGACTTACTTTAAAGATTTATTATCTGAAGATGATCAAACCAAAACTTCTACAGCAACTCCTAAAATGTCTTTCTCCAGTAATTCATCTAATGGTGATAATAATCAAGATGATTCTAATCAGCCACAAAATCAAAACAAACCTAAACAAGATCCTGAAGATAGCGAAACGGTAATTTATAATAAAAAGAAATTGGTTTGTGATATTCTAAAACAAGCATTAAATGCTAAGATGACGGCAGCTGGTATGTTGTATAGAGATTTATTTTCTTATATGCAATCTCATGTAAACAGCTATTCTAAGAAAGCAAATCAAAATAATCAAAAACAACAACAAGAAAAGCTTAATACAAATCCTAATAAGCAATCTACCGATCAAAACAATACTCAAAATGGAGGTGAATAGAAATGCCTCTATATGAACTTGATGAAGCAAGAACTATTAAGACTATTGAAGGTTTGGTTAGAAAGTTTAAACGTATTACTTCTGGAAAAACTCATCACAAACCAGATATGAGAAAGTATCAAAAAACTTTCTTAGGAGATAGATTTGTAGCTCAACCTAAGAAGGCTGGGGACTGGAAAAATAAACAAGATACTGATGGGAATCCTAACACCTATAAATAATAAATACCCATACTCTTTATGAGTATGGGTACAATTTTGTGTTTAATTATATACTATAATAGTGAGTAGTAATAGGTGTATTTAAATAGGAGGTTAGAATGATTCCAATTATATTATTACCAGTAGAGTCTCTAATATCTGCAGTTCCTGTTATAGCAGGATCTGGTCTTAATTTATTATATAAATATAACAGACCATATGTAGATAATCTAGGTTCAAGCTTTTACGACTTTTCAGATAGTATAGAAGAAGATTCTAAATCTGAAAAATACTGTAGTATGAAAGAATATCAAGCAATATTCAATGCTCAGAAAAATAAGAGAGGTTAACCCCTCTTTTATTTTTTTTTTGAAATCATCACTCAATATTACTTGACCTTAGTATAATAGAAAATAAGTAAAAAGAGAGCTGGTGACGATATAAATGCTTATTGATATGCTATTATTATTTGCAGTACATTGCTTGGCAGATTATCCTCTCCAAGGTGAATATCTAGAAAGAAACAAAAGAAAGTCTTTATATCTTTTAACCTGTCATTGTGTTCTATATTCCTCTATAGTATGGGTAGGATATTGTTTGATTACTGGAAGTAATTATCAAGCTTACTTTAGTAAAGTTATTTTCTTAATTATCTTCATCTCCCATCTATTAATAGATTTTGGTAAGTGCTATGCTATGAACTCATTGATTCTAGAACGAATTAATGGGCTAATAGATAATGAAAAGTTTAGAAGATTAGAAGCTACATTGAATAAATTTGATCAATTATTTCATATCATAATTCTTTTCGTCATTTACTTTTGCAAGTACTGACCACTTAATAATTGAATTATAATGATAGGAGGAAATGATGAAAAGATATCCTTGTCCTTATTGTAGTGAAACTTATCATCGAGATGATTTAGTTAAGCATATAGAACGTAAACATGATGAAGAGATTCCAGAGGGTTATACGGCATATAGATTAGTATACGATATCGTGAATAATAAAAAAGGTCATGGCAACTGTACTGTATGCGGCAATCCTACTAAATGGAATGAAAAACGTCAAAAGTATGAACGTCTATGTGGAAATCCTAAATGCTATGAGACTGTTAAAAAGACTTATCGGAAACGTATGATGAAAGTCTACAATAAGATACATTTACTAGACGATCCTAAACAACAAGAAAAGATGCTTGCTAATAGACGTATTAGTGGTAAATATAAATGGTCTGATGGGAAAGAATTTACTTATACTGGCAAGTATGAGCTAAATCTTATGAAGTTCTTAGATGATGTACTCGAATTCGATTCATCTGAAGTTATAGCTCCAGGACCAATCTTAGAATACACCTTTGGTGGTAAAACTAGACATTGGATCACAGACTTTTTACTACTTCCTTATAATCTAATCATAGAGGTTAAGGATGGCGGCAAAAATCCTAATACTAGAACTATGACTGAGTATAGGGCCAAACAAATAGCCAAAGAAAAGATGATTACTAATATGGGTGAATATAATTATCTTCGTTTGACAGATAACGACTTCTCTCAATTATTTACAATGCTTGCTGAATTAAAAATGCAAGTTGTTGAAGATAAAGTTACTCCAATTTCAAGAATAAATAAATAGGAGTTTTCAATGAATATATTTACACAGGCTTTGTCTGAATCTAAAAACAAAGACTACAATAAAAATACTATAGAAGATTTCGAAACAGAATTCAAAAAAGAATTCTATGGAAACATAGTATCTTCTAGAAAAGAAAAAATTGGATGGCAGAAAGAAATTATTACTAAATTTGGTAATAAACTTTCTTTTATTAGTTCTATTATGATGGATAATCTAAATGTAAAAGAAGCTATTCATAATCTATTCAATTCTAAAAAGGTTTTAGCCTATTTTAGAGAGTATGCTGCTAGTAAGCTTACTAGTAAAAAGACTAAGATTAAATACATCGAAAAGCAATTAGAAGATTATCCAGAATTGGATTATGAGAGGTATCAATTAGGAAATCTTAAATCAGATATTCCTAAATTAAAGATTGATATTAAAGGTCTTTTGAATCTATACTTAGATGAAAATTATTGGACTGGTACAAAGGGTTTAAAAACAGTTAATTTCTATAAGTATAAAGATTATGAAAGTAAAGAATCTCTTCTTGCTTTATATGAAAAAAGATCTAAATACTTCAATAGAACTGATAATCTAAACCCATCTGAGATTATAAAAATCTCTAATCAATATGATATGGAAATTGCTAAAGAGTTAAAGATTGTTCATACCGAATATGAGAATTATGTATCTCAGCTTGAATCTGTTAAAGATAAAATAGAGCTACTTTTCAAAAAGATGGTTAATGATAGATCTTTATCTATGGATCAACAAAGAAGAATTAAGAAGATATTTAAATTATACTTAGATGATTTTTTGCATATCCACAAAATTCTTAGAAACTACAATCTTGCTTCTATGCAATTTTATATAGATTACTATAAAGAAACATCTCAAGTTATCCATACTATCTTTATGGAAACTGGTGCATTTAGAGCTAAAGTAAATGAGAAGGATGAATAATGGCTTTATATATTATGGAGTCATCTAATGACATTGAGGATCTTGTAGGTTCCTTAAATTTATCATTAGATGAACAAACAGCATTAGAAGAAGCTGTCATTCTAGAAGCAGAAGAAGAAAAAAATCCTTTTGAAGGAAAAAGTCCTAAAGAAATAGAAGATGCTGCTAGAAAAGCATTCTATGAGAAAATAGGAAAAAATCCTGAAGACCAAAAAACATTGAAAGATATAATTATTGGTCGTGATAATCTTATGAGGAATACCTTAAAAAGGGAATATGAAAATGCTCCTAGAACATGGCTTGCTTCTAAGATAGCAGCTTTTAGAAGTTTATATACTAAACTAGAAGCAGAGCTTGATCAAGAACGAAGTATGAATCGTACAAATATGCTAAGAAAATTTATGCGTATTTGTATTAAAGTAATTGACTGGTTGGCTCTAAGACTTCAAAAAGTTGCAAATAAAATCGGTACCAAAAATGACGAATATGGTGCTGTGCATCTTACAAGATATCGTAATAGAGAATTTAATGGCAGGATTAGAGCTTTGCAAAAGAAAGTTGGAATTGCTGTAAATGATCGTGGGGTTACTTACAGAGACGATAATGATGGAAGCTTTGATTATGACTAGTAGCTATCTAGCTGGCTATTAAATGCTCTGCACATTATAATAATCTTTAATATTACTATTTTATGATATATCATGAAAAGGAATGGTGACCTTAATGCGTGAAGGTAAATTTGTAAAAATCATCGCTCCAGGCGGTGCTGTATTAAATTTCGTTGGTGTCACTGGCACTACAGAAAAAGCTCTTATGGAAACTGCAGTTATTGCTAAATTGTTAGATCGTGGCTGTGAAGTATTTGAAATTAAAGAAGAGGAACAAGAAGGCAAAGATCCAAAAGTAACTTACACTCCTCTTTATAATGCTTATGATGAAACTGGCAAGGAAAAGCTTACTGAAAAACAAAAAGAAGACTTTGAAAAACGTGGTTTCAAAGCATGTGACACTGATAATGGTGGTAAGAAAAATATTGATTCTAAAGAATTAGAAGCTATTTTGATTGAAGATCTTGAAATCATTGCTAAACAATTATTAGAACAAGAAGAAGCAGATCGCGAAGCTGCTGTTGGTGAAAAGCTTAAAATTCATATTGCAGAACTAAATGCTCAAGAAACAGTTGAAACTACTCCAAAAACTGAAGAAGAAGTTATTACTGAAAAAGCATCTGCTCGTTTCAAAAAACATTTCGAAGACTTAGTTGCTGAAGAAAAAGCTAAAGCAGAAGCAGCTACTAAATCTGAAGAAGATAAAGCTAAAGAAACTGCATTCGATAAAGGTGCTGTTTATCGTCAACTTCCTCGTTTTGGTAATAAACCATCTTCCTCCACTTTCCGCTATGCAGCCGATGGTTCTTTAGAACCTGATACTCATACAGAAGAAGTACATGGCGAAGATTCTCATACAGTAGTCCCTCCAACTCCTGCAATCCCTGGCGAGCATACAGCTACTTCTGAAACTTCTGGTACTCCAGCTGCAGCTGGCGCAGGTACAACTCCAGTTGATAGAGGTGGTAGAACTCCTGAATCTGGAAACCCTGGTAATCAAGGCCAAGGCGGCAGAGCGTCTTCCAGAAGCGCTTCTACTGAAGCAGCAGCTTCCACAACTAGTAGACAAGGCGCATCTGAAAGAAATGCAGATCATTTATAATATATAAATTAGGTGAACAGTTATGGGATTATTCGTAATGGGTTCTAATTTAGTTGAACAATGCTCTACAGACTTCAATGATATTCTTTGTGAAAACTTTGAAGGTCCTGTTGCAGGTAGTATTGACGAAGATTTAAATGGTCTTGCTAAAAGATTTAATGCTGCTAAGAATAATATCATGAAAGGAGGCCAACCTACTGGGGAGGCCTCTCTTATTAATAGTATTTCTAAAGTAAAAAATCTTAATTGGTTGCAACGTAAACAAGTTGAATTAGAAGCTAAATTAGAAAAATATGAACAAAAAGTGAAGTCTGATAAGACTGGTACTTTTATTAAAATTTGGACTAGATTAAAAGCTTTTATAGTTAAAGTAATTCATGCTATTGTAAAAGCTATTAATACAGCCCATGCTTGGATTAAAAATAAAAAGAAATAGAATTTTAATTATTAATATTTAGGAGTGAAATAATGGCACTATTACCTACTATTGAAAAGAGAGAGATTTTAATGCAAATTGCATAAGATTTCTCTATTGAATTCCAAAATGATGAAGTTTTATCCGAATCAATGAACAAAGCTACTGAAGCTATGGGTAAACAAGCTATTCTTAAAATGATTGATGCTGGTATCAAAGCCGATGGCGATTCATCTAAATTAGTTACTATTAATAAAGTAATTCAACATGTTGACGATCTTAACTGGTTAGAACGTTTGCAATTGAAAATGGAAAAGAAACTTCGCGAATATGACCAAAAATTAAAGAATAAAGAAACTGGGGTTATTAGTAAAGTATTTACTAGAATTAAACAATTTTTGGTAAAAGTAGGTCATATTATTGCTAAGGCTATTAACAAAACAGTATATACAGCTAAAATAGGTTATAAGGCTGGTAAAGATATGGTACAAACAGATGGTATTGGAACAGATTTAGAAATAGGCTTGAAACAAGGTTTAATGACTGGAAAGGCTAGAGATAGAGTATTAAGACATGCTGCCGTTTTGAAAAACGCCGATAAAAAAGGTTTCCGTCAAAAATACAATAGTTCCAAAGCTACTTATAATTGGATGAAATAACTAATAATCTTATGAGAAGAACCATTATGGTTCTTCTCATCTTCTTGTGTTTAACTATAATGACACTCTGGTAATATAAAATGGAGGTTATTATATGCAACAATGGAACTTCAAGGTATCAGGTAAGATTTTAATACCTGGAGAAAAGTCAGATGGTCTTATAATCAAACCTGAGAACTTTAAAAATATAATCAGGATTAGTGATTATGAAAATAAAAATATGCCTACAATGTTAGCACATGTGAATTTAGATAAGAATCTTTTTGATAAGATTATTGCTAATGCTAAGATTGCTACAATGTATTTAAAAATAGATAAATACGATTCTAATCAAGAACTAGAATCTCCTACGGTAGAATCTTATATAGAAGATGAATTCTCTGTATTCGTATCTAATGATATAAATTACTATAAAGAATTAGATTACAAAGAAAAAGATAGTGATGGAAAAGAAAAGCAAGATGTGTATAGAGAAGCATATCTTGGTCTTATGAGTAAGAAGTGTATAGATGCCAATAAGACTGTAGCGAATACTACAATGATGGATACACATATGATGGATATCTTAAGCTCTTATATGAGTAACTTACACTTATTAGTAGAACCATTCCAATATAACAGATTACAAAAGCAACTAATCATACCACCAACAGATACTCTTGTATCTTTGGTAGCTTATTTAAATTCTGTAGAGGTATTCTATCCAACAAAATATCAATTCTTTATAGACGAACCATTTTGCACTTACCTAATATCAAAATCTGGTAAAGGCATACCTATGAAGAATGAAAGATTTAATGATGTAATCTTAAATATCAGAGAAACTACAGATCCTAATACTGCTAACCAAGGTATGTATGTTGATACTGAAAGAAATCATTATTATATTGATCTATCTGTAACAGAAACTGCTTATAAGATAAATCATGATGTGGCTAAGATCATAAATAAATTTGATGCTATTATAAACCCATCTAAAGATAATAGTATTCTTAGCTATGATAATATTGCTAAGACTAAAGCATATATTGATCGCATTGTAGAGAAGTTTAAACAGATGATCAAAAAGATGGTTAAGAAAATGGGCAATGTCCCAGAGAAGCTTAATCATTGGAATAGCGTATTCAAGAATAACATCTTAAACAAAGCAAAAGAACTTCATGAATATCAAAATAAACTAACAGAAACTGTTATGCAACAAGCAACAGGATTTCCAACATCTGTTCCTGCAAAACCTGGCAAGGTAACGATCAATGTACCAGTAGTACAAAGTGCTTTTAAATCTATTACTAGTAAATTCCTTGGTAATGGTATACTAGGCTTTAATAAGCAATATGAACGTATTACTAAGATGAGTGAAAGTTTTGATAAGAATATCAAGAAGATCTCTCCAGTATTCTATGATTCAGAATATCTTGATAACTACTTAAACTCTGTTACAGAAATCAATGTTCAAGATGTTATAGAAGCTACAAAGAATTCTGTATCCAAAATCAACTCATCTTCTTATTCTGCATCATCTCATTCACAATCTAGAATCTTCTCACAAACAGATGCTCTAGATAGTAGTATGGATAAGATAGGATCTATTGCAGATAAAGCTATTGGATTTGTAAATAAAATAAAACCTATTTATGATAGATACAGTTCTGTATTTACAGATTCTAGCACGCATGTTCAATTTGAAGATTTGTTTACAAATGCATCTAAACTAATGGAGAACGTTCATGAGATGCAAGGTTATGTAAACACAGTAAAAGGAGTAATAGGAAGTCTTAAAAATATTACCTCCTTTATAACTGGATTTGCTAAAAACCTATTCTCATTCTTCCCAAGCTTTAATGATATCTTATCTTGTGATATTAAGAGTAAATTTGTTTCTTTAGTAACAGATGTATCTGCTATTTCTTTTACTGGAGAATCTATTTATAATAAATTATCTGCTGCTGGTAAATACATGGCTTCTGGCGGATTCATGAACCAATCTGATCTACAATTATTGAAAAATAATCTAGATAGTGTTACAGATTTAACCGGTATAGGTCAATTAGGAGTAGGTAGTTTTGAATCTGACGTAAATCTAGGTGGTTCCTTTGGGGATAGTAGACTAGGTACTCAAATTATTGTTACAAAGAATGACAATCCTAATGAAATAAAGAACCATAAATCAGAATTGGAGAATAGGATTAATAAACTTACAGTAAATAAATATGATCTTGATCCATCTGTATTTACACCTAATAAGAAATATGTTGTAAAGAACTATGCAGCTCATGCAGATAAAGATGGTCTATTCTTATTGAATAAGAAAACAGAAATTTATACTAGAGAATCAGACTATTTTAAATGTATCACTATGATGAACTTCTCTAAAATACTAGAAGTTCCAAATAATGAAAAGGCTGCCGACGCTAATAGCACAACAGCAAATAATAATAAGACTACTAAGATGGATTGGTACAAAGCTTCTAATGGTAAGATGGACAAATTGAATAGCAATGTAAACGTAGTATCTTCTGAAGGTAAAGGTATTACAACATCTAAAGTCAATAAGAACTCCAATACCAAAAAAGAACTAGGAACTAGATCCATGAGTGATATGGCTCAATTGATTAGAAGATAAAAAAAATAAAGGGTAGAGTCGTTATGACTCTACCCTCATTCTTGTTTGTATTTTGATATCATAGTTTTTCTAATAAGATAGGATTTTGAGAGAAGTATTGATCATTGATATTCTTCAATGCTTCAGGATCATTTACCTGTTCTAAGAATACTGTGTCTATAGCTTCAGGCATAGTTCTATACATATAAAGCTGATAATCTAGATCGATACATCTAAACCTATTTACTATCTC